TGTGCCTGTCTTAGTATCAATAGTGTTATCATTGGTTGTTCCAACTTGTATGTTACCAAATGTACCACCAGATGATACAATTGCACCACCTCCACCTATGGTTTGTAAATCACCACCGAGAACAATATCACCCGCAATGGTCACAATACCAACTACGTCAATACCACCACCTACGAATAAATCACTGGAAGTTGTAACAACTCCAACAAAAGTTGAAGGTCCTGTAACGTGAAGTCCACCACCTACATTGAGGTTTTTCTCGATACCGACACCACCCTCAGTTATTAATGATCCAGTGTCCTTATCAGTTGAATCAGTTGTATTTGTTATCTCAACAGTGTTATTAATCTTAACAACACCATTGACTGTAGTTTTATCATTAACTTTAACTTCCTTATCAAAGTTAACAGGACCATCAAACTCAGATAAAATTGTCTTAGACTTACCACCCTCAACAAGTATTCTTTCTTTGACGATTACTTCATCAAATACAACACTCAATCTAGCAGGGTCTTGACCTGTGATTGTTGGTACTGGTATATCAAATGTCTCTTCCTTACCAGTTGATGAGTTGATTAATTTATTACCAATATAGAAGTCTCCATCATTGTTCATACCTGTGTAAACAACGATACCAGCAGCAGTTTCTTGTGCTTGTGATAAGAACTCCTCTTCTCTTGATAATGTCTTGACCTGAACCTGTGGTAAACCAGTTGAATAGTTACCTGGTCCATATCCAAGATATTCAAATGTGTGACCTGATGCTCTGATATAAGAAGGTCTGTGGAATTGAACTGCTCTTGGTAGAATCTTTTTGATTAATGCCCCACCAGAGTGATTTTCTTTTAGTGTTCCTAAAGCACCACGAATGACTGTAATCTCGTTGTTACCAGATCCAGAGAGTGTGCTACTTGTAACACGCATGATCTCACTATCAATCTGGAAGTATGATCCTAATTCAAATCTTTGAGTGGTTGAGATACCTGCATTTGGTACTGATACATGAATTGTTGTATCATTGGTGATGTTAGAATCAAGAGTCATTCTCTCATTACCAAAGAATGAAAGTCCCCTTGCTCCTAAATTCTCACCTGTAATATCTGATGCTCTGTCGTTAGCAGACATTCCATGCTTCAGTAAGAAAGCACCTGATAATGCTGCATCAGTCTTAGCAACAATAGTTGTAGTTGTGATACCTGTTGCAACGAAGTCACCTTTGTTGATGTTAGATGAATCGTGGACTCTAAAACTATTACCTGTTACAAATCCATGTGGTGAATTAGTGGTGAACGTTGTTATTCCTGTGACTGTATCATAAGTTGATGATGAAACTATAAGTTCATGTCCTACATTTAATAAGTATTCACCTGCTTGTATATCATCAGACGCTGTGATTGCAATCGCAACTTGATTTGCAGCTGGTACACCAGATATTCTATAATATCCACCAGTTGCAGTTGTAAGACCAGTGATTTGAACTGTGTTACCCAAGACTGTTGATATACCAACTGTGCTTGTGGTAACTCTCGCACCAGATCCACCAGTGAATGTATTGTCTAAATCAAGTGTTTCACCACCAGCGTATCCAGATCCACCAGCAGTCACATCTACCTGAGTAACTTGACTGCCCGATACCACTACTGTTGCAGTCGCACCATCCCACGTTGTCGTGCCTGTGTTGAACAACTTGACGTTGTTATAAGTTCCGTTTGTTAAACCTGATCCACCAGCAGATATTGAACAAGTAAGGATGCCACTTAGATTATGTTGTCTATCAAAAGTAAGAGTTGCTGTACCAGCGTTCTGTGATGAGAATGAGGTTGAAACTCCTGTGATTGGTAGTCCAATATGTAAATCTTTCAATATACTATCAGCAGTCTCTCTTGTAAGACTCTTCTTAAGATCATTAGTAACTACGCTACCAACAGGTGATCTTCTAGCAAAAGTTTTAGATGCTGCTGGATTATCCTGTATGTTATCTCTATCAAGTTGAGGATATAAGTCATCAACATTCTGACTGAATGATTGTGTAGTATATTCTTCTGTGATACTATTATCAGCATTTAGAACATAAAGATGATACACACCATCAGAAATATCCTTTTCATATTCTTGAATCGTATCATTTCTGTAGATGTAATAGTTCGCCTGTAGATCATTTCTTTCAAATCTAGGAAGTGAAGTTGTTCTACTACTTGTATCATTTGTGAAGAATCCAACGCTATGTGTTACACCATCCACATCAGTTGTCGAATATTGGAATGTTTTATCACTATCCACTGATGTGACTAAAAATGTTCCATTATATCCTTGATTTACAGTTGCAGAAGTGTTGGTTGTACTACTTACATTTTTAATTATTATTTGATCACCAACATCTAAATCGTGTGGTAGTTCAGTAATTGCAGTGACTACATTTGATGCTTCAGTGCAAGTACTAATGAATCTGTGATTGCGTTTGTAATCATAATCAGAATTACCAATAGTTGTTAGAGAGAAATCTGCATTTGACCTCGCAGCAGTTGATCCTGACTCTTGTAGTATGAATCCTTCTTCTGGATTCTTTGCATTATCAAATTCTTTTGGAACTACGACTCTAAACTTGTATAGTTTCTCATCAATACTTCTAGCATCTTCCTTTCTCTTGAAGAATGATACATTTGTTCTTGCACCGAAGGAAGCGACACCACCTGATGTAAATGCGTTATAAATTCCACTAGCAGCGTTTGTGTGAACATACCAATTTCCATTGGATGAGTCAAATTGTATTGGTGATCCAACATCACCAGCGTCTTTTTCAGATACTCTACTTAATATTTTAAGATTTGTTCCACCATAGACTGTAATCGCTGTTCCATTTTCAGCATTAGATAATGATGATGCTAATTTGATTGCTGTAGAGGAAGTTTTTATAACAAAATATGTTTGATGAGCATTAATATTTTCTGGTAAATCACCGTCATCACTAATCAACTTAACTTTTTCACCCGTTAGTAATCCATGAGTAGATAAGAAATTAAATTGTGAATTTAATGTTATGTTAGCAACTTCTAATTCTTTAGTAGAGCTAGTAGTTCCATACACTGCTCCGCTTGCAGGATCAGTGTCCACCATCAAGATATCAGCAGAATAATTAGTTCCTGAGTTAATTATGTTTAACTTGTCATTTAACTTAGCACCAACTCTATAACCTTGAATTATGACTGGAGGTTTAATATCTTTATCATTAAATCCAAAGAGATATAAATGACTTGAAATACCTACAGATGTTGTAAGTCCAACATCTAATGAAATCCAATCAACATCTTCCTCTGTAGATGTAATCGCTTTAGGTGTAATTATATTTGTGATAAATGCTTTATCATCTTTTGAAAATGCTTCTTTCTTAAATCCCTCTGATGCTAGTGAGATTTGTCCAAAGTTAGAGTTAGAGTTTGTAACACTATAGTCAGCACCAGCAATACATTCAAAGTGTCTTGCATATCCAATCGCAAATACTGATACTATCTGTAAGAAGGAGTCATTACTTGCTTTAATATGAACAGTTTCCCAACCATTTCTATATCTTGCATTTGAATCTAGATGATATACCTGTGATGTATTAGTTGCAGATGATCCACTTGCAAGTTCTGCACCTGTTACTTTAGTGATACCAATACCTTCATAAATTCTAGATGACTTATTGTAACTAACAAAAGCACGATCATCTTTCTGCAATGATATACCAGTAAATTGAGCAACAACCATAGATCTAAATCCAGTTGCTTTCTTACCATCAGCATGCATACCATTCATACCAAATACTGATCTCAATGATATGTTGAAGATATACGGGGATGCACCTGTGACTGTATCAGTCTCAATTGTGACTGTACCTGCTGCTGCACTTGGTGATGCTGGTAAATTAGTTCTTACAAATGGTAGTAGATATGTAAACTGTGTCGTGCTAGTTACATTCTGAACCTTTGTTGATACATTATAATCATCTACACCAACACCTTTAATCTTGATGGGTGTACCAGCATTGAGTCCGTGTGGATTTGTAGTGGTGACTGTGATAATTGAACCAGGCGTAAAACCATCACCAGAAATAATGTTAGATATATTAATAGGATCAGCAGCAAAAGCACCAACAATTTCAAATTCAGGTCTTTGTGGAGAGAATCCAGTATCACTAGCTGGATATCTATCTGTAGATTCAATTATTCTATCAGTAGAATTGAAAGCATTAGACAACTTAGCATAATACATCGCTAAGTCAGTAATTGTATACCCTGTTGGAATTGTGATACCATCTGCATACTCAAAACAAGTTAACTTATGGTGGGAGAATGTTGGTTTTGATTGATTATTTGTTGAAAAGTCTGATGAGTCTGTGTATACAAGCCCACTCTCACTACCATCAAATATAGAGAACTGCCAGAAATAACATGTACCTGTTACTCTGAATATCGCTGAGTTGCCTACATTAACATCTGTTGGATTTGGAACATACTTAGGTCTTATCTTTGTCTTCCTTAAATCTAAACCAACCAGTGATGTTCCCCTTGGTATAATTACACCACCGTTGATACTATTAAATTTGTGAAGAATATTATTTGCCTGTGTTAGATCAAATACTGAACTGGAAGTTAGAGAAAATTCAGTTGTCGCATTTGTTTCAGCACCACTCTGTGATACTGCTTTTGCAGAAGTTCCATCTGCTTTTATTGCATAACCAGGTCTGTTATCAATTATATGCTCGCCAGGATATAGTAATATTGTTGTCTTTTCTACTGTGTCGTTGTTGTTTCCTTTTAAGTAGGAGAATCTAGCAGCCTCAATGAGTGCTCTTTGAACAGTTTTAAAGGGTGTAGTAAGTGAATTACCCTGATTTTCTATCGCATCAGTTGAATCAAGGTCACTTGGGTTAACATAAAGAATACGCCCTTCAGTATTCTTTATAAAGTTCTCTAACTTATTAAGGGGCATTGTCTTATGATTGCCAATATATTATTCTATGATCTATTTAGTTAGTCAGGAATCAGTCTTCTGTAGTTGTTATATCAGTGTATTCTACGATTCTTGGATCTGCAGATTTGTTAATTAATTCTAAAACATCCATAAACTGTTGAGTTGTATCACACTTCACTTTTCTCTTCTGTCCATCATCACTGTATAACATAAATGTTCTCTTACAAACATCTATGGTTATATTCTCTAAAAATTCATCTGAGTAACTCATAGAATCATTATAGTTGAATTTATTTAGAAAGTCAAACGTTGAGGTCATTAACAAAATACCAAGTGACTGCTACTCTTTTCTTTCCACTTATAACTGGTGCACCACAATGTGGAAAACACCAATTAGATGGAAATATTAAAGCATGTCCGATTGGTGGTTTAAATTGTTTGTGTACAAATTGAGTTGTGCCTCCTTCAAAATCATCTGAGAGGTATAATATTATAGATATCTTTCTATGATACTCCTTTGATTTGGGCATTGGTGATGCATCAGTATGCCATGTATATTTTTGATTCTTAACATATTCTAAAACTTGTATTAACTCTCTATTCGATGAGGTCATATAACCACCAGGCACAGGATAACCATCGAATGTAGAATGAATGTTCATCAATCTTTTACGATATTCCAATAATGCATTATTCATACCCTTATGCATTACTTTTGCTACTTCTTCATCATCATTTAAGCAACATCCAGAACTTGATCTAATATTTGAATCAACTCTACCACTAAGTATACCAGATTCATCATCAGCAAAACCAATTAAACTTACTGAAAATTCTTTTTTATCGAGTTCTGTATTTACAAATTTTACTTCTTCAGGTGTGAGCACAGGGATCACTTGAATCAAATTATTCATAATTTTTATTTTTTTAGTGCTTGATAATGTATATCATAGCATAATATGGTGGTAAGTTTGCATCTGTTGCAGAAGAACCTTGTGTGTCGGTTCCTCTATCACTTGGATTACCAGAAGTTCCAGTAGCAGAAAAAGTGTGATCGTGTGAAGCATCAATAGTGACACCTGCAACAGGACTAGGGGAGGAACTTCCTGTTATAGGACTAAATTGACTTGGTACTTTTGTAAATATACCAGTTGTACTTCCATAAGCATTGAAACACTCTGATATTCTGTTTATTGAACCTGTTAAAGATTTATTGCTAGTCGTACCAGAAACAGATGTAGAGTGAGTATGATTATTAATAGTGTGACTATGAGATACTAAAGTAGCATCTTTACTACCACCAGTATCGTGTCTATTGTAACTATTTCCTGCACCAATAATAAATCTATTTCTTAAATCAGGTACAGATGATTGACCAAGAACTGTCTGTAGTTCACTCGATGATGCTGTTCCACCATTACATATCTGCCAACCAGAGGGTGCTGAGTTTCCTCCATATGCAACTATTGTACCAACTGGTATACCTGTTGAACCTGCCGATCCAGTCGCACCTTGAGAACCTGTTGCTCCAGTAGGACCTTGAGCACCAGTAGAACCTGATCCTGTTGAACCCTGTGCACCAGTTGGACCTACAGCACCTTGAGCACCAGCACCACCTGCAGAACCACCAGCACCTTGAGCTCCTGTAGCACCTTGAGCACCAGTGGCACCTTGAGCACCTTGACCAGCGTTGGTTCCAGATTGTCCTTGATGACCTTGATGACCCTGTGCACCTTG